TCATGCCGAAGACAGCAAACGTGTGTCTATGGCGTTTGATATTTTTGATACAGCTCATCTAAAATATGCTGATGCTAATTCTTTGGATTTTTAATTATGTCTAACGTACCTGATAAAATGAGATGTTCACATATTTTATTAAGCTGGGAAGGGGCTAAACCTTGTACGCATACTCGAGGTTTGGCATTTGCCTTAGCAGAAGCAGATTTATTGCTTGGAGAATTAAAAAAAGGAACTATGACGTGGCGGCAAGCAGTCAAAGGTCATAGTGCATGTGTAGCAACACCTTTTGAAACAGGAGATTTAGGATGGTTTCAACAACACGAAATTACTCCTGAGATATGGACCGCATGTATGGTCACTAAAATAGGCGAACTTTCGCCCCAACCAATACAAAGCCCGTATGGCATTCATGTTATTCTTAGAACAGGTTAAATTAGTTCTATAATATCAAATACAGTTTGAAGTTTTGTGCGAATTGCACGATTAGTAAAGCTAGTTCGTAGCCCTTGATGTAATGGCTTAGGAGCATTGTCCATTGCGCACCATGCCCACCCGTTGTGTTCCTTACTGAGTACAGGAACAAATTCATCTTCAACTACACATAAGTATGTGTGAAAGTGAAATACATGATCATTGCTAACAAACGTTTCCAGAGGAAGAGTTTTCTTGATGTTAGGTATAGAACTAATTTCTTCGGTAATTTCGCGTTGTAATCCTTGCCACGGATTTTCACCTTCGATAGTTGTGCCGCCTACAAGCCCCCAAGTACCAGCGTGTTTACCTGTAGCTTTTTGTAATAATAAAAATCTGTGAGTATTTCTAGCGTATATTAATGCGCCACTACAAACAATACGATCTCTTACAGTACTAGTCTCCATGCACCTGCCCTATATTCACCTTCAAAGCTCTTAACCCATGAAACTCCGTTCCATTTGTATTGAACTCCAGTGTATATATTCGTTTGATAGATAAGGTTGTCTTCGTTCTGAGCCGCGTCAAATACAACAGACCATATAGTTCCGTTATATTCTATAATATCGTTAGCTTTAGCAACTAGTGTTCCCCACGCAACCGAGTTATTAGAATTGGTGTTTGTTTGTGCATCGCCTATATCGTCTACCAGCAAATAACGTCTACCAGCTACTGGTGTATTATCTGCAGGATTAAATGTTAGTGGATTAATGATTGCATCAAATGTGCCAGGGCTAGCACGATATGTACTTGTAATAGTGGTGTTACCAGGGTATGTGTCCACATTCCAAGTAACAGACAATGTAGTTGAATCTAATGCATTGACGGCAAATGTGCCAGATACTTCGTATCCAGTGGGTTGAATCAAATAAATGCGGCCAGCACCAGCAATGTATTTGCCAGGGTATTGATCTAGCAATGAAAACCAGTCTGCTGGCGCACCTTGTTTGGCCGGAATTGCTAACGAGTTGTTATCGGCAGTGGAATTTTCCCCAGGATTTAGTAATTGTACCTGACCGTTAATGGCCAAAATACCAAAACCACCGCTAATGGTGGTAGACTGTGTGCTTAGAATTGAACCTAAACTTGCCTCGTTACTGTTATTATCAACTCCTAGTCCGTCTATGTATCCGTAATTTTCTGTTCCAACACCATCGTATATGCTAGTAATGATATTTGTAATAACGCCAAGTTTTTTAACTTTAACTGGAGGACTAATCCACATTGGCGCTTCCAATGTTAATGTTGCAACGTCTATAGGACTTTCTACACCCACTGGCACACTACGACTGCTCCATGTCAAGTCAGTTAAATCTAAAACACTTAAACTTGTCCAGTCAATGTAATTATCAGTGGTTTGTAATTCCAAACTTGGGTTAAACAACACTAATATTTGTTCCATTAATTGTAATTTCTGTTCAGTACTACTAGCCCATATGTCAACTTTAACTGTTAATTTGAATGGAGTTGGCATTAAACGCTCAACAGTATAGTTACGACCTTGTCCACTAGTATAATCGTTGCCAGATATGTCGCGCTCTCTAAAATGCAATTTGCCCACATAACTGGAGTCGCCTAATCTAGTACGGTCTAACTGTAATCCAGTAATATACACAGCAATACGCGGCACAGCTTGCACTACGTTTTCACTGTTTTGTCTCATTATAGTTGCGGCCTGTCTATCTTGGTCGCCGTACATTACTGGAACTTGGTGCAACGTGTTGTCACCGTATTTCACAGTGAAATTACTAAACACGCGAATGATTTGCACTAGATATCTACGTATCTGCTTGTCATAAAAAAATTGCATTATAGGTCTGCTCTTGGTTTGAGTGCTTCACTAAGACTTGAACGTTCTGGGAATGTTTCACCAGCAACTGTGGTAGTGTTTGTGTTGTTAATAAAACTGGTCTTTAATGTGTTGCGAGTATTGGTGTTGGTCATGGTCTGGCGAACTGCATCTTCAACTTTGACCCAACGTGTGCCGTCAAAACGGAACAATCTATTAGGCATAAAATCTGTCCTTAGATAAAAATCATCTTGATATGCAGTAGATGGAAATTGTATACCTGATCCGAACGTTGCGCCATTTACTGGAACTCCGTCACCCAACAAATAACCAGTATATCCTGAGCGAACTGGCATAGCCGCAACGGCATCTGTAGTCACAGTATCAATACTGCCGTCTTCGTGAGTAATGTCCGCTGTCTGATTGATAATACTGCGGCCAGTTTGTGGATCAACCGCTAAAGTAAAGAACTGACGTGTTTCATAACCGCTCAACGGAGCGTAGGCTTCCGCTTCGTCTAGTATGCCTTGATTAATCTGTAAATCTTTAGCACGGGTACTAAGAAGATCTTGTAGAGTAGTTGAACTGCCTTCACTGATTGGTTGTGCAAATATATCTTTGTACTGTTGACTATCCACAATCTTCTTAATTTTTAATCTGTACAAGTGTGGATACCAAGTAGCACTAAAACCTTCACTAGCACGGCCCACATCTTCAATTACATAATAGCGCGGCAGGCTTACATCGTAATCGTTAAATGCAAATTCATCACGTAAGTGCGGCAACTCAATAACGTCACCACTCATAGGTTTGCGACCAATATATTTGATGAAATCATTAATGTGTACTGTCATGTACAATGTATCGTTGTCAATAAACAGGCCAAATTGGCTTAGATTAAAGTCTACGTTTTGTACGTTGTAAATTCCGCGAAGTTTGTACACACTAGAATCGTATTTTCTATCACGATTTTCCAACAATACTAAATCTTGAATTTGTGTGTAATCTTTGGTTACAACATTTCCGTTAGAATCGGTAGCTTGGGTACCTATATACTTGTGTAAGTATACGTCTGTGCCGCCAACCTGAAACATCTCAGAAATCTGACGGTCAATGAACTTGTAATCTTGTCCACGTTCGGGTTTATATAAGGATAGTCTTGGCATATGATATTTATCGTAAGATAAATATGAGTGGAGAATCCAATTATGTCAGATACATCTGCTAGTACCAGCTTATTAGAGCGAAATAAAGTGTTCGATTACGTGCGAGATATGCTAGGCGAAGGCATGATCGAAGTAGAACTAGATCCTAAACACTATGAAACAGCATTAAATCGTGCTATAACTAAATTACGTCAACGCAGTAGTAATGCTGTGGAAGAAAGTTATTTGTTTATAGAACTAACTGTAGATCAAAATGAATACAGATTGCCTGATGAAGTTATTCTAGTACAAAGTGCATTTCGCAGAAGTATTGGAAGTAGAACAGGTATGGGCGCAGGCGGCACATTGTTTGAACCATTCAATTTGGCCTACACAAACACCTACTTAATGAATGGTAGCCAATTAGGTGGTCTTGCTACTTACGAACTGTATGCAGGTTATCAAAAACTAATAGGCCGTATGTTTGGTAGTTTTATAGAGTTTAATTGGAATCCAACTAAACACATGTTGACACTTTTACAACGTCCGTTTGCTACAGGCGAACAAGTCATGTTAAAAACACAAAATTATCGCCCAGATTTTGTTCTACTACAAGATATCTACGCCAAACAATGGTTATATGATTACACTTTAGCTGTCTGTAAACTGATGTTGGGCGAAGCTCGTAGCAAGTTTGCATCCATTGCGGGTCCTAGCAGTGGAATACAGATGAATGGCGCAACACTAAAAACAGAAGGTACCGCAGAAATTACCCAATTAGAAAAAGATATTGGGGATATGATTCCAGGCGGCACTCCAATGACGTTTATTATTGGCTAAAAAAGTCTTGACTCTGTAATAAAACTGTTATATACTAGCACTACATTAAGAGGTGCTCTATGATTATTGGTGTATGCGGTTTTATTGGATCAGGCAAGGATACAGTTGCCGACTATCTTACTAATTTCCATGAATTTAGACGTGAAAGTTTTGCCAATAGTTTAAAAGATGCTGTTGCCCATGTGTTTGGCTGGGACAGAACTATGCTAGAAGGCCGCACAAAACAAGCACGTGAATGGCGCGAACAAGTAGATCCATGGTGGG